ACGCTAAATTGGTTGGTAAAACAAACAGACAAAATTTGGTATTTGAAATGAACAACAAACAATTAAGAGTTAATACAAAAGGTCAGATAGTATAATGAGTTATTTAATATATGTTAATGAATTAGGTCCTAATTATAAAGGTGATAACATATATGAATTTATTTTCTCGGATAGTTCTGAAGATGTTTGGGGTGAAGCTTGGGAATCAAAACCATCAAATGGTTATCCTCTTCCACCGGACATAGAACATATAAAAAATGTAGGAGTTTTGAAGAATGACCAAATCACAATGTCAGTAATTCAAAACTCTGACTATTTTTCGATGATAGATTCGATGGATGATATAATCGCATTATGTTGGGAAAACGAGAGTGAAGACGTTGATTTCACTCATCAAAAAAGATTGGTTTTTAAGTTTGGAGAAACAGAACAATCAGTCAAAGATAAATTATACGAGAGAGACATCGTATTAGAGTTTGAAAAAAAAATTGAATATGAACACTAATCAGAAAAAATTGAAACTAGTAAAAGAGGGTATTAAAGCTTCTACTTTAAATAAAATGACTGATAGTCAAGTTAATATATTGTTCAGTAAATTACAAGAACAAGTTACCCCTGTAAGTGAACCGGCTAAAACAGCTTATAAAGTTGGTGATAAAGGTGGTAGTTTACCCGCAGCACCTAAAGGATATAGTATGAAAAAAAATCCTGACGGAACTTTTATGGCGATGCCGAATGAAGAAGACGATACATTAAATGTAGTCCAAGACCCTGATGCAAGTGCTGATGGTATGGGTATGATGGAAGAAAAAGAGATTGATGAAAAATTTGAATCAAAAAAACAACAAAAATATTTCTTCGCTAAGTGTGGTGACGGAAAAACAAAAGAACAAAAAAAATGGTGTAAAATGGCTGATGAGTTTGCTGAAAAGACTAACTTTGCCAAACTTCCTGAAAAGAAAAAAGAAACCAAAGAAGGTTATGAAGATATGTTTAAAAGTGCGTACACAAAAGTTATGAAAAGTAAACTTGGTGATATGATGCCACAACCTACTTTTGGGGAGAGTGAAATTGAAAGAAAAATTTTAAGAATCGTCGAAAGACACATTACACCAAAAATGAGTAAACAAGAATTATTAAGATTATTTGAAGGAGACACAAAAACTGCTCCCGCAAAACCAAAAGTAAATCCTGGTACAAAACCAAAACATCCTTTCCAACCTGACCCTAATAAAAAAGGAGCTCCGAAAGCGAAAAAAACTGAAATGGATGAGGATACTAAAACTGCACCGGCAAAACCAAAAGTTAATCCGGGAACAAAACCAAAACACCCATTTCAACCGGACCCTAATAAAAAAGGAGCTCCAAAGGCAATTAAAAAAGAATTACCAAGTTTTTTAACATTTAACGCGTTAGGTCTTAACAAATAATAATTATGAGTGCAAATTTAAGAATGGAAAAAATATTACAAGTCAAAAGTGACTTAGATAAAAAATTGGTTAATGAAGGGTTAACTAATAATCAACAAACTATGTTAAACGAAATTAATCGTCGTTTAAATGAAGCACCTGTTAGGTATGATGGACCTGAGAGAATGGAACCGGGTATTGAGAGAAAAATCAATCAAAGACAAACTCCATATGCCGAAAACCCTATGTTACCGCAAGATGGTGATAGAGATTTTATTGAGTTAATTACATCACAAAGATTTAAGGACTCAGTAGAGAAGGTAAGAAGGTTTTTAGGTAATACTACACCAATACAAGGAAATAATCCAATGATGGGACTAATGAGTTCTATTATGGGTAGTTTACAACAAATTAAAAGAGTTGAATCTCAACATAAAGAATATCTTGAAAATTTAGCGGTTGATTTAGTTAAAAAAGAATTAGGTATTCCTGAGGGACAACTGCAATTTGATGTTGAATTGGTTAGTAGTATGATGGGAGCATCTGAAGGTATGCAGACACAACCACAAGAACCGGATGAAGAAGAAGTTGAAGAGGCCTTCAAAGAAGGTGAAGAACACCAAGAAGAAATGGAAGACTTTATGGATTCTATGGAAAAATTCAACTTAGAAAAAGCAAAAAGAAGAATGATTAACTCATTAGTTCAAGGTGCAGCTTTTAAAGGTGGCCATATGTATACTTTGGTTAGTGATGAAATAAATAGATTGGACCCTAATATATTAAATTTATATGGTATAACACAATCATTAATGGAACACTTATATTGGTTATATCCTGATATGGAAGGAATGGCAGGTTCCGGTGGTGGTCAAATGGGACAATCAGAATCTGACCCTGAAACTGACCCACCAACAATTAAAGCAAAGGCGTTCACATTTCCATTATTAGTTCACGAGATAGTTAAAGGTATTTATTCTTTATATGGTGACCAAGGATTACCAAACGACCCAGTTCAAAGAAGTATGGTTCTTAGAGCCGAAGATACATTACCATCAGAAATATGGGATTCGAGATTGGGACCAATTTTTTGGGAAAAATTTAGAGACGCTTGGCCTGATAAATTATATAAAGATGACCAAAGACACCTTCAACAATACTTATTTATGAGATTTTCTCAATTAGATGCAAAAGACTTGGCAAATTTATCGAAAGCATTTTTAGCGGATAAACCTGAGGCTAAGGAAGTTTTTGACAGAATGGTTAATGAAATCGTAGAGATTCTTAAAAAACACAAATATGAATCAAAAATGTCTGATGACAAGGATGATAGTAATGGTAGTGATGATAGTGATAATTACGGAAATAATGATGATGATGATTTTGATGACTTAGACGACTTAGACGATATTGATTTATCTGCGTTAGGTTTCTAAAAAAAATAAAATTAAAGTAAAACCCTCTTTTATTAACTTAATTGAGGGTTTTGATATTTATATATAAATGTTTATATGAGTTTAACAAGAGAACAAGTATTAATTGAATACGTAAAATGTAATAGAGATACGGAATACGCATTAAGAACGTATTTAGAAACGTATGATAACACGGTGAAAAAATATGTTCCTTTGGAACTTTTCCCGGACCAAATTACTTTATTAGACGATTACGAAAACTACAACGAAAATATTGCATTAAAATACAGACAGGCCGGGGTATCAACAGTTACCGCGGCTTGGATGTCTAAACGACTAGTATTTGCAAGAAAAGAAACTCCCGAAAAAATATTGATTATTGCCAATAAGTTGGATACCTCATTAGAGATGGCCAATAAGATTAAATCCTTTGTTGGACAATGGCCTTCTTGGACCGGTGTAGAATTTGATAAGACAAAAAATTCCCAAAAACATTATAAATTAACAAATGGGTGTGAGGTTAAAGCCGTTGCAACATCTAAGGATGCCTTGCGTGGATTTACACCTACCATACTTGTATTTGACGAGGCCGCGTTTATCGAGGCTGATAGTGACTTCTGGTCTGCCTGTATGGCGTCCCTATCTACGGGGGGTAAAGTAATTGTGGTGTCAACACCTAATGGTTATGACGCAATTTACTATGAAATTTATGACCAAGCATTACGTAATATGAATGATTTTAAAATTACGGAAATGTTTTGGTACAGAGACCCAAGATATACCAAAGACTTATATTTTGTTAAAACTGAAAATATTATTCACTATTTGTTAAACAAAGAGGAATATGACCCTAATGGATTTATTGATTGGGGTAGTAAATCATATGACGCAAGAAACTTTGATGATGTTAAATTATTAATGAATGACGGATACAAACCTTGTTCTTCTTGGTTTGAGGCGATGGTGAAGAAATTAAAATACGACAAACGTAAGGTTTCTCAGGAGTTGGAATGTAACTTCTTAGGTTCCGGGGATAACGTATTTGATTCTCTTATGATGCAAGATATTCGTGAAAATCAAATCCAAGAACCTATTAACAAATTGATGGGTAATGCTCTTTGGATTTGGAAGGAACCGGTTGTTGGTCACAAATATATTATGGGTGTCGACGTTTCTCGTGGGGATTCTGAAGATTTTAGTTCATTTCAAATTATTGATTTTGATACCCAAGAACAAGTTGCTGAATATGTTGGAAAACTTCCTCCGGATACGATGGCGGAAATTTGTCACAAATGGGCAACAATATATTCTTGTTTTGTGGTTATTGATATTACCGGTGGTATGGGTGTTTCAACTTCAAGAAAATTACAAGAAATGAATTATAGGGATTTATACGTTGATGGTGTCGATTTGGCAAACAAATGGAAGTATGACCCAAAAGCTATGGAAAAAATTCCTGGTATTAACTTTAATAACAAAAGGGTTCAAATTATCGCATCATTTGAAGAAGTGATGAGACATAAGTTTAGAATTTATAGTGCTCGTTTATATAATGAGATGAACACCTTTGTTTATATCAATGGTCGTCCTGACCACCAAAAAGGACATCACGATGACTTAATTATGTCAATTGCTATGGCAACCTATGTTGCGGAATCTTCTTTTAGTAAATTGACTAAGGTTACAGAACAAACCAAAGCGATGATTAATTCTTGGTCTGTTAACAATAATGAGGCAATAAAAGAGAATATTAATTTTGACCCTGTTATCCCACATTATCAAGATAGAATAAATCAATTTAATAGCCAACAAGTTAGTCGTGAGGATTATCAAAAATACGGATGGTTATTTGGAGTTAGGTAATATTTATCTAAAAAGAATAAATGGGTATTAGCGATAGAAAAAGAAGTATTGATTTCCCTGTTAATATAAATCTAGATTTAAACCAAGAAACAAAACCAAACCAATTTTTAGTTGATAATAATTTTAAGGGTGGTGATTTTGTTAGTAGAAAAAAATCCGGGAATGTATTTGCTGGCTCAAAACTTAATGTGGATGGTCAAGGAATTTATACTGAAAAAAATATAACTCCTGACTTATTTAAAAAATTCCCAAAACAAACTCTTGTAAGTGGGGGTAACCCACCTAGTCAAACACCAACCAATACTCCAACACCAACAATAACACCTACTAATACCGTTACACCAACTAATACTATTACACCAACACAAACCTCAACGGTTACACCGACTAATACTATTACAACAACACCTACAAATACGCCTACACCAACAATAACCCAAACAGTTACACCAACACCATCAATAACACCATCACCATTACCACCAACTATTGAGTATTTCCAAGATTGTTGTGATGGACTTACTGTGTATAAAGTGGGGGGTGTATCAACCCCTATTATTGTTGGTAATACTTATTATATAACCACTAACGGATTTAGTGGATGTGTTACAGCTCTGAGTGGTCCACCATATGATAGTCAATCTCTAATTATTAGTGTTTCATCATACTCAAGTTGTGTTTTATGTGAGGTAGATAACCCTTGTCCATCTCCAACACCAACTCCAACACCAACAAACACAGTTACACCTACACCAACAATAACGCCAACACCAACAACTACAATTCCACCATCTTGTGATTTCACAGGATTTGATGTTAGTACTCCGACACCTACACCTACGATGACTAAAACTCCGACACCAACACCTACGATAACTAAAACTCCAACACCCACACCAAGTATAACACCGACTAATACTGTTACTCCTACAAACACTAAAACACCTACACCTACACCGACACAAACACCAACAATAACACCAACAAACACCGTAACACCAACACCAATATAATATGAAAACACTAAGGATATTTACCGATAATTATAGTGGATATACTGGAGATATAACTTTTTATCCATACACTGGTGGTACAATAAACATTGGATTACAACTATTACCATATGATTATAACACCAATTATTATTACGGAACATATGATATATATTTTTCAGTATTTAATAAAACTTGTACATTAAATTATTTTCCACCAGCCTGTGATTTTAGTGGTAGTGTTAGTAGTACATCATTTATATCAACTTGGAAGACAGATAATGATGGTTTTACCGGACCTGACCAAATTGGTATTGTATTAGATTACTCTGGAACTTTTGATTTTGTGATTGATTGGGGTGATGGTAATACAGACACTATTACTTACGCAGGACAACCTGAACTTATACATACTTACAACACCATAGGGACATATACGATTACTATGACGGGAGTGATTGACGGGTTTGATATGAGATTGTATAGTGGTGATTATGGTAAAATTTTAAGTGTCCAACAGTGGGGTAATGTAAAATTACCTGATGGTGGTTATCAATTTTATAATTGTTATAATTTAGATTTATCTACGGTGAATGATATATTAGACATATCAAACCTAACGGATATTTCATTTATGTTTGGTGAATGCTATGGATTAACAACCATAAATAATATTGGATTATGGGATGTTTCTAATATTTTTTATATGTATGGTATGTTTCAATCATCACAATTTAATTCACCATTATCAGGATGGGATGTTTCAAATGTTCTGTCTATGGGTTATATGTTCTATGGAACACCATTTAATCAAGATATTGGAAATTGGAATATTTCAAATGTATCTGATTTTTTCGATTTTATGGGTGATAAAACACCATTAACATTCTCAACAACAAATTTAGATTCTATTTATAATGGATGGAGTTCTCTACCATCACTCCAATCAGGTATAAATATAAGTTTTGGTTCTGCTAACTATACAACATCAGGTGGACAAGCCGGTAAAGATATATTAATCGGAACATATGGATGGACAATAACTGACGGAGGAGGAATATAAAAAATTATGAACTATAACTTTACAATATCGACAAACAATTATAGTGGTTATAACGCAAATGTTATTTACCACCCATCAACTGGTGGTACAATAAATTTAGGTTCAGTTATATTACCTTACATATATACTACACAATATTATTATGGGTATTATGAAATATATATCATTGATACAGGTGGGACTTGTATATTGGATTATCCATTACCAAGTCCAACACCGACTGTAACACCATCAATAACACCAACACCAAGTATAACTCCGACAATAACACCAACGTCAACAATAACACCAACGCCAACAATAACGTCAACAATAACTCCAACCATTACACCAACTAATACGCCTACAAATACAATAACCCCTACTATTACTACAACACCTAGTTCAACACCTTTACCACCATTTATTTCTGTTTGGAGAACAACAGGTTCAACAGAGTCAATAACATTACCTTATTCCAATACCGGTACATATAATGGAACTATTAATTGGGGTGATGGTAATATTACATCAAATTCTTATGGAAACCGTACTCATACCTACACAACACCGGGAGACTATACTGTGACTATATATGGTTTAATTAATAAATTTAGTTTTGGTATTTACGGTGGTAGTAACGATAAAATTATTGAAATTTTACAATGGGGGGGTAATTTTAATTTAGTTAATGACGGTGGTTATACCAATTGTAATAACTTAATATTAACCGGTGTTACAGATACTTTAAATTTAATTAGTACAACAACTTTACGTTCTATGTTTTATAATTGTACCTCATTAACTACAATTAATAATATTGAATTATGGGACGTTTCAAATGTTACAGATATGGGTTTTATGTTCTTTAATTCACAATTTAACCAAGATATAAGTTTGTGGGATGTTTCAAATGTTACAGATATGGGTAATATGTTTAGAAATACACCATTTAATCAACCATTATCCGGATGGAATGTTTCAAATGTCGAACAAATGGGAGGTATGTTCTCTTTTGGCTCACAATTTAATCAAAACATCAATAACTGGAATGTCTCAGGTGTTACAGATATGTCAGCTATGTTTGGAGAAAATTTATATTTTAACCAACCATTATCCGGATGGAATGTTTCAAAGGTTACAAATATGGGTTATATGTTTGCATATTCCACATTCAACCAAAATATTAATAATTGGAATGTCTCAGGTGTTACGGATATGAGTAATATGTTTTATGCAAATTCATCATTTAACCAACCGTTATCGGGATGGAATGTTTCAAATGTTATAAATATGGGAGGTATGTTTCAATCGGCAACGGCGTTTAATCAAGACATTGGAAATTGGAATATATCGGGTGTAACCAATTTTACTGATTTTATGCTTGGAAAAACACCATCAACCTTCTCAACAACAAATCTAGACGCTATTTATAATGGATGGTCAACCAAAAATCCTAAAACAGGAATAACCATTAATTTTGGTTCAGCAAACTATACAACATCGGGTGGACAAGCAGGTAAAAATATATTAACAGGTTCAACGATAAGTGGAGGTTATGGATGGACAATTATAGATGGAGGAATATAGAACAAAGTAAACTATTTATATAAGGAAAAATATATTTAAATTTAAAATATGGAAAATAATCAAAATACAGATTTAACGGTTTGGCAAAGGCTTTCACAAGCATTTGGTCCAAATTCGTTATTAAATCAAGATTACCCAACATATAAGTTGGATAAAAAGGAGTTATTAAAAACAACTTCTCAAGCGGAATATGAGAGAGAGAAATTACAGGCTCAACAAACTTATTATCTATCTAACCAATGGACCAAGATTGAAAGTAATTTATACACTCAAGCGGTTTATTATGAACCAACTCGTTTAGCATCATTCTATGATTACGAATCTATGGAATATACACCTGAGATATCAGCGGCTTTAGACATATATGGTGAAGAATCAACAACAGTTGATGAGAATGGTTATATGTTACAAATATATTCTGAATCAAAAAGGATAAAATCAATTTTAGCTGATTTATTTAACAACGTGTTAGATATCAACACAAACTTAACTATGTGGACAAGAAATACTTGTAAATATGGTGATAATTTTGTCTACTTAAAATTGGATTCAGATAAAGGGATTGTTGGATGTATGCAATTACCAAATATTGAAATTGAACGTTTGGAGAGAGGTATGGCCGCCAAATCCGCAAACCTTGAAGAACCAGTAGAAAATAAAGGGTTAAGATTTAAATGGAAGGCAAAGGATATGGAGTTCAACACTTGGGAGATTGCACATTTCCGTTTATTAGGTGATGATAGAAAACTTCCATATGGAACATCTATGTTAGAAAAAGCAAGACGTATTTGGAAACAGTTATTGTTATCCGAAGATGCGATGTTAATTTATAGAACATCAAGAGCGCCGGAAAGACGTGTATTCAAAGTGTTCGTTGGTAATATGGATGATAAAGATGTTGAAGCATATGTACAACGTGTTGCAAACAAATTTAAACGTGACCAAATTGTTGACGCTAAAACAGGAAATGTGGATATGAGATTTAATCAAATGGCTGTTGACCAAGATTATTTTATTCCTGTTCGTGACCCGGCAGCAACAATGCCTATCGAAACATTGGCGGGTGCTCAAAACTTATCAGAGATTGCGGATATAGAATACATCCAAAAGAAATTATTAACCGCACTTCGGGTTCCTAAAGCGTTTTTAGGTTTTGAAGAAACTGCCGGTGATGGTAAAAACCTATCATTAATGGATATTCGTTTCGCAAGAACTATTAATAAGATTCAAAAATCTATGATTGCCGAATTAAATAAAATTGCAATCATACATTTATTTTTATTAGGATTTGAAGATGAATTATCTAACTTTACACTAGCATTAACAAATCCATCATCTCAAGCGGATTTATTAAAAGTTGAACTTTGGAAAGAAAAAATAGGATTATATCAACAAGCTGTTGCGGCAATTGCCGGTATCGCACCGGTATCAGTATCTTGGGCTAAGAAACACATTTTAGGATTCTCAGATGAAGATATTAAATTAGATTTACAACAACAAAGAATTGAAATGGCTGTTGGTGCAGAATTAACCAATACCGCAACAATCATTACTCATACAGGTATTTTTGATAATATTGATAAATTATATGGTAATCCAGCATCCGGAGCAACTGCCGGTGGAGCGGTACCATCATCACCACCGCCACCAGGAGGTGGAGGAGGATTCGGAGGAGACTTAGGTGGAGGAATGGAAGATTTAGGAGCCCCTGAACCGGGTGGAGCACCTGAGGTGCCTCCAGGACCTGAACCGGGAGGTGAAGCCGGTGTAACACCTGAGTCGTTTAAACGAGATAATTTAAAAATATTAGTTGAACAAAGTACTCTAACGGAAGACGAATCGTATATTGATTTATCCAAAGGAAAAAATTCTTTAGGAGATATTGAATCTCAATTAAGTAAACTTTTAAAAGACTAGATATTTATAATAAAAATTAGATATGAAAAATTTTGGTTTATTAAAAACAAAGATAGAAAATGTGTTATTAGAATCATATGCTAACGACACGTTCAAAAACGAATTAAAAACATTTAAGAAACTTGTTATAGAAAATAAAAACATTAGTAAATTGTTTTATCTATACGACGAATTAAGTTCACCTAAGTCATTAAGTGAATCTTACTGTAATGATTATATCAATGAATCTATTAAAATTTACGAGAATACTGTAAACAAAATTAAACAATCCGATATCAATAAATTAGTTGCTTGGGTTGGTAATAAAAATGTTGAGAGCAACTATACCGATATTGATATATTATTTTCTAGCGATGTTTTAACTATCGAATCAAAAATTAAAAGTAGAAAAGTTATTTCAGAATCTCTTAAAAAATTACCAATAACAAAAACTGAGGGTATTGATTTACCATTATCAACTATGGTAAGTGTTGCCAACAAAACTATTAAAAGTTATATTGATGGTTTAAATGAATCTGATAAAAAAGAATTAATTTCTTTATTGTCTGAGGATGACTCAATATTGAATGAAAAATACAACACACTTAAAGAAGGTGTGGTTGAAAAATTAACAGAAATGAAAAATGCTAGCACTGATAATTCAATGCAAGTAAGAATTGATGAAACTATTTCAAAAGTAATTTCTGAAAAATACGACAAACTTACGTATTTCAAACTTAAAAATCTTAAAGAGAATCTTTAATCATTATCTGATTTGAACTTTTTTTGGACATACTTGGCCTTAGAAAGTTCATTTCTTTTAATAACAGATTTCTTAACAAATTCCTTTCTTTTAAAAAGTTCCCCACTTTGACGGGTTTTAATAACTTTACTTTTATAAAGTTTTAAAGCCTTCTCAATTGTAATGTTGTTATTTAATTTTACTATTATCATATATAACATATATCTTATTCTTACAAAAAATTTTGACTATTGTAGTAAAAACACTTATTTTTTTATAAACAATAAACAGAATAATATGAAAATTAATGAAAAAGGGGAAAACCTCTCAACTCCACGGTTTTAAAACCGCCAAAGTTATCTACGGAACAGTCGATTCCATAAACCTCAAATCACTATACTTAAACATTCAAACGTGGGTGGAACCAATAGAAGAATCAGAAAATTGGACAAGAGTTGTCCTAAATTTAAGTCGAGGTATAAAACATTCAATTTACGAAACAATAAATAAAGAAATCTTTACAGATAAATTTATTGTTGATTTAGATTTACGTTCAAGTGGATTACATCTCGGAAAAAAATCATTTATGAATCTTGAAATAAACTTTTATTTAAAAAATGAAGGTTTAGATATCAAAGGTATAGAAATTAAAAATTCATTACAAGAAATAACAAAAAAAATTTTTAAAACAAACTTTTTAAATAATCAATATTTCAACTTTTATTTAACCAAAAAGAGTAAAATAGAAGAAGAACTGTTACAAACCAATAATGTTTAATATTTATTATTAAAACATTTAAAATGAGTTTAAGAATATTACAACCGAACGAATCAGGAAAAGGTATATTAGTTGAGTATGACGCAGGGTATATTAACCCAACGGAATCACGTAATGTTGAAATCATACGAGAATCTAATGGAATGTTAGACCACTCAAAACCTATTGAATTTTATGCCGTATTACAAAAATATAATACTCCCAATAGAAATGGTAGAACATATCCTGAAAAAATATTAAAAAGAGAAGCTGAGAATTATAAAAAAATGATTCAAAAGGGAACTGCTCTATCTGAGTTAAATCACCCGGAATCATCTCTTATCGATTTAGATAGAGTTTCTCACGCTATCACCGAAGTATGGTGGGAAGGAAATGTATTAATGGGTAAAATTAAATTACTTACATCTCCGGGTTATCACGAAAGTGGGATTTGTTCAACCAAAGGTGATTTGGCAGCAAACTACCTTAGACAAGGTGTTACGTTAGGTATATCTTCAAGAGGTGTTGGTTCCCTTAAAAAAATTGGTGAACAAAATGAAGTACAAGATGATTTTGAATTAATTTGTTTTGACTTGGTATCATCACCATCAACCCCGGGAGCATATCTATTCTTAAATAAAGAGGATAAACACCTATATGATGAGAACATAGAAGAGGAGAAAAAAATGAGTGTTGAGAGACACATTGGTGATTCAGGTAATAAATCTCTTGACTTAATGAAAAAATTAAACGATTATTTAGGATATTAATCTAAACAAAAAAAAATATGGACGAAAAGTATTTCATCGCAAAAATTGCCGTAGAAACCGTAGATAACGAGTCAGGTAAAGTTAAAGTTAAAAGAGAAGAAAAATTAGTAAGCGGTTATAATCCTACTGATGTAGAGGCTAAAGTTACTAAAATCTTTGAAAATTACTCTATGGAGTGGAGAATCACTGCAATTGTGGAAAGTAAAATTGGAGAAGTGATTGAATAGTAAAATTCTTACTTAATGAACAAAAGAGGACTATATGTCCTCTTTTTTTATGCTTTTATTTTTTTGGAGATATTTATAATAGTATAAAAAACCTGATGTGATTTTAGTTTAATTTAAACTTTTTTCATATTAGGATATATTTATATATTAAAAACTATATAAAAACAATGGCAAAAGAAAAATCTTTAGTTGAAGAGGCTATCATCCAAATGAAAAATTTGGAAGAAGCGGTAGCTGAAAATGCAAAAGGAATACTTGCTTCTACAATGAAACAAGAAATCAAAGACCTAGTAAAAGAATCTCTATCAGAACAAGATGACGATGAGGTTGAAACTGATGACGTTGAAATGGATGAACCAATGGGTTCTGATGATATCGCTGATATGGATATGGGCGACGATTCAGACGAAGAAGGTGACGAAATGGATACTGATGATATGGACGACGAAGAAGATATGGATTTCGGTGACGAAGACGATATGGACGACGAAGACACTATCGACTTAACTGACGCAGACGATGAGGAAGTACTTAGAGTATTTCAACTTATGGGACCGGATGATAATATTGTCGTAACAAAAGACGACGAAGGAAACATTCACTTAAAAGATGATGAAACCGGTAAAGAGTATATGATTGTTGGAGAAAGTGAAGAAGACGAAGGTGGTATGTTTGAAGAATGGAACGAAGGATTTGAAGAAGGAGATGACCTTGGTATGTTTAATGTAGACGAAGAAATATACGAAGGTGATGACGACAATGAATCTATTGAAGATATTGTTGGAAAAATGTTTAATTCTAACCCTGAAGATGAAGAAAGTGAATTCTCATTTAGTGAGTTTGACGAAGAAGAAGGAATGGACGGTGATTCAATCGTTTATGAAATCGAAATGGGTGATGATGACTCTGAAGGATATCTTGATATGGAAGAGGATGATTCTTATGGTATGGAAGACCAAGTTATGGAATCTAAAAAAATGTCTGCCAATCGTAAAGGTGTTGGATTTGGAAGTCCTTCTAAATTC